TTTATCTACGTAATTCCCCCAATCGTTTACGCCATCTTGTAATGTATTAGGTTTAGCCATGCCACCTGGACGATAATATTGTCCCCAACGATCTGGGTCATATGCTTCACCATCAACGCTTGCTTCAAACATTTCTTTAATAACTTTTAGTTCAACTTCACCAGGTTTCTTAGGTAAAAAGTCTTTAAGATCATTCAATTTATATGTTTCAATTGCTTCTAGTTCAGCTTCTGTAAGTGCTGATTCTTTGCGTGACCAATTGCTAGTTGAATAATCAGCATATCCACCTTTACTTGTCTTAGTTGCACGGAAATCTAATCCTTGTACATAATCAGTTGGCAATTCTTCCATTTCTGGATCCATAAGACTACTTTGAATAATCTTAAAAATCTGTGGACTAATCATAAACCTACGAATTGGATTCTCAGGTGGGGTTTCTTCACCCATTGGATCTTGATGTACAAATCCTTGGAAAAGATAACTACGCTTCTTCCAATACTTGCGACCCATATCTTCCATACCTGCTTCCTTGAACCAAGGACGAACTTCAGATAGTACTGGACATACTTCATTCGGACCATACATTTCCATACATGGAACTTGAACTATTACCTGCTTACTTGCCATATCGCCATTTTTAATACCAGCAAAAGGCAATTTAATCATTGCACGTTCTATCCAAAAGAATGGATTTGAAGTATCACCATCAGGCAAGAAACGCAATGTTGCTGTATCTCCTTCGTTAATGTTCCAATGTGGGTAAATTGTGTTATCACCTGAAAAGGTGTTTGATGAATTTTTGTTTTCTTGTGCCGCTAGACGCGCACGAATATCTGCTAAAGATGCCATAATTTTTCTCCTATATTAGACCTATGTTTCTCTTTTTAAGTTTTGCCTAGATCAAGACAACCTTCCCGATTGCTTGAACAATTATGCTTCACTTGTTGCCAAGTATAGCATAAGTTTATTTATCACGCAATAAATTTTTTCTATTTTTTAATCTTGATCTAAAAATATCATTAACTTAGTTCTAATATCTTTTAATGTTATATTTTCAAACCATTCACCATGAACATGGTTTTTTTGGAATTCACGATGTAAATATTTTTCAGCTTTTTGTGGATTTTTCCGTTCATCTAAATATTCTAATTGCAACGGATGGGGGTTACCAGTTTGCAACGCTTTCATTCTACGTTCTATGTTATTAGTAATCCCTATTTTAAATAAATCACCTGCTGATATTACATATAAATGTGTATGTTTAGTAGGTTTCTTTACTCTAATTTTTATTTCATCGTAACTGTTCAATCACTACCCTAATTTATCTTCATGAAATTCTTTAGCAGCATTTGCTTTAGGGTTAATATCTGTCATTTCTTGTACATTAGATTGTTCATTAATACCAGCTAATTTAAGCATATCATTCATTTCAGCATCTTCACCAACTGATTTTTGTTTATTAAAATCTTTTAAACAATCGCGTGGGTCACCTAAACAGCCAAACTCTGCTTCTTTAGCTTCTGGTGAATCACCAGCTTGTTGGCGCAAAGTATTCATTTCATCGTTGTATTTCTTCTGTCTAATATTTGTACGTTCCTTAAATGAATCAATAGGTGACGTTAACCAATCATTAATAGATGGTTCTCCGTCTGGTCCACGGTCAGAACCCCATGTTTCATCTACAATATCTTCTTGCATACCAGCTTCATCAGCTTCAACATCATTTATTAAATCATCAACTTGATCACCACCAGCAACATCTTGTTCTGGTTCATAATCTAATCTATCAGCAATAAAATCATATCCATTTTCATATAACCAATCTACAATAATCGGACGTGCATCAGCTTCTGGATCACCTTCAGCTACATCAGATAATTGTTGCATCAAATCTTCTTCACCAACCAATTCATCAACAATTTCTTGTACATTTAATGCATTTACACCAACAGGAATAGGTTCTTTAAACTTTTCTGCTAATTGTTCTGTAGCAAATGGTGTGTTTGTTAATGATGCTTCCGCAATATCATCTGCCCAATCTTCAAATTCTCTTAATTGTTTCATGTTATCTTTACTCTCTTTTTGTGGTGGTTTATCTACCCACCCTCCACTATTAAATGCATCCACTACCTTTTCGGCAATATGTTCTTCATATGAATCTTTAGTTAATAAAATCCGTTCACCACCTTGTGTAATGCCTACAACTTGTGCTTTATTACCTGGCAATGGTTTCAAGTCAAACTCCAAAAATTCTTCCATAAACCCCCATTCAATATCATCACCTACTTGATCTGATGTATATGGTCTTTTTGTTTTTGGATCATATTTTGGTATTTGACTAGCAAAATAATCACTGTATGTTTTATTAGATTTTATTTCTGGTGTTACTATTTCTGCGTTTTCATCAGAAGACTTAGAAGTTCGTTTAGACTTAAAATTATGATGTATTACATCACCTTCTGACATCTGTTGCAATCGTGAAATTAATGGTAAAGCATTTTCAATTTTTTCATTTACATCATCTTGGATGAATACCTTTCTTAAAGCATTAACCGTTGCTTCATTCTCTTCAATTTGCGTTGGTTCCCATGATTCAAAATACTTTTTATATCCACGCTTACTAGATAATGATTTTAACTTTCCACGCAATCCTTTGTAATAATCACGGCAATTTTCACGAATTTTACTAATTTCACCTTCTTGTTCGTTTAGTGATCGTATTCTTAAAAATCCACCCATCGTAGCAATATCCTTCACAGTTTCAGAAATATGAACACCAAATTGATCATATGGATTACCACCTTCTGATACATGCCTTGCCATTGCCCTTGCACCACCTATATTTACAAATGGTAGTTTAAATCGTTCTCCATCACCATTTTCTATAAACAATGTTTTTATATTACGGAATCGTGCATCATCTTCACCAAGTCGTTTATTATGTTTTGCAATAATACGAACTTTTTTTGGCTGTTTGTTATAACTTGTTTTTGATGTTCCAGACCATTTACTTTCAAATAACCCTTCTTTAATAGCAGCAATACCTTGCATACTATACTTCATTTTATTCATATTAGAAGGTTTGAATTTTTTAAGATGTCGAATTGAAAATTGTTTCAATGTATGAAGGAAATCAAACCAATAATTCTTATCTTTTCCGCGCATTGTTTTACCAATATTATCACCGAAAAATAGTTCAAAATTAGCTTCATCATCAATTAATATTACTGCTGTTCCGTAGTTATTTTTACCAACTGTGAAATCAAATCTGAATATATTAGCATCATTTACATCCAATACTGGTTTACCATTAGAATCAAACGACTTTACTTCAAAATCTTTGCTTACAAGCAAATCAAATAGGTCTTGGGATATACTATCACTCATAAATTATATTTAGCCATTTTTAGAAAACTACGAAAGGCATAGGTTCTACAACCATATCACTATGATCCCTTATTTGTGTACTTAATTCTGCATGATATGTTTGCATCTGCTGTAACATCCTAACTATTAATACGGTTGACATTACTAAATCATCTGTTTCTCCAGGTTTAGCAGCATATCCTGTACCTAATGCTACAAAGTTTTTTAATTCACTAATAAGACTTTTACTGTTAATAGTCATCTTATCCATTTCAATCAATGTTTTTAATTTAGCACATGCTTCAATTTTAGTTTTATTGGTAGTAGTAAAACCTTTTCTAGTTCTTCTTGTAGACCCACGTTTCTTCGCTTCACTTAAAAACATTCCAGGATATGCATCTTCACCAAATTCTTCTAAACTAACCAATGCTGCCTCACCTAGTGTATTATTTTCAATACTATAATAGATACTTTTTGGATCATCTATTTTTTCATTTATATATGTTATAATATCATGCATAATACGAACTTGTTGTTGAACTGGTGTTTTATTATGTCTCCATTCTGCTATTTGTGTGGTTGTATTAGCTTCAAACACTTGAATAGCAGATGGATCGCCACCTGTTCCTAAACTTGGATCTAATGCCACACAATACATCATTCCTGGTTTTGGTTCTTGATACCATCTTACTTGTCCTTGTTTATGAATTGGTTCAACACCTTGTAAATCAAACAATTTTGAAGCATTTATTAATGTCTCATCATTAATAATAAACTCATTCAAATGTTCTCTTCTAAATCGTTCATCACCAATTCTTCCACGTTCTTCATCCGCCCATTTTTCATCACGATCTGGATGATCATACCAATATGAGGTATATGCTTTAAACCCATTTACACCTAATTCTGTTTCATTGCCATATTCATCTTCGCATTTGTTAGCACCTTTCCATAACAATGCGAATTGATCTTCATCGCTGTTTGGTGTGCTAGTTACAATAGCCTTACCGCCTGTTGATAATGTAGGTGATATTGAAGTCCAGAATTCGGTAGCAATAGTATGTCTCACATAAGCAAACTCATCGCAGTATAAAAGTGTAATAGACATACCACGTCCTGTGGTTTCTGTTGTTGCTTGAGATATTATTCTACTTCCATTATCAAATTCAATTGTTCCTTTATTATAACTAGTAACACCTGCCCTAATATGATCTGGACATAATTCATAAGCATACCTGACACGTTGCATAATTTCTTGTGCACCAGAATACTTGTGTGCGGCAATTAATATAGTTGAATCAGGATTAAACATTGCATACCATATCAAATACCCAGCAGCAGTAGTTGTTTTGCCTGTTTGTCTAGATAATAAGTTAATACTAAATCTATAATTATGGTAATTGTCTATTAACCCATCTTGGAAAGGGTATGCTTTATATAATAACTTTCCTTGTGTGGGGTGTTGTATGTAAAAAAAGTGATTCAT